CTGCGTACCAGCCGGCAAATCCGCGGCCGTGGCCTTTGGCGGCGCCACCGACGGCGTCACCCCGGCCTGGGCCTTGGCCGCCTCACCCCCCCTCCCCGCCATAAAATTCGAAAAGGTATCAGTTATGACAATTCAATCCCAACTCTCTACATTCAATTTTGAATCAAATTCTATCCGCACTTTAGTCATTAACAATGAACCTTGGTTTGTTGCTAAGGACGTTTGTGACACGTTAAAAATATCTAACGTAAGCGATGCTTTATTAAAGCTAGATGATGACGAAAAAGCGACTATCGGTTTAACCGACAGTCAGGCTGGAAATGGCGCTCAAAGTATTTCTATCATCAGCGAAAGCGGAATGTACACTTTGATCTTACGTTGCCGTGATGCAGTTAAAAAAGGATCTATTCCACACCGTTTTAGAAAATGGGTTACATCAGAAGTATTACCTACTATTCGCAAAACAGGAAAATATGAATCAAAAACAACCGCAGACGATCGTACAGGCCTGCGTAATGCCGTAAATATGTTAGTCAGCAAGAAAGGCTTGATTTATTCCGATGCTTATAATCTTGTTCACCAATACATGAACGTGGAACGCATAGAAGACATCCCCGCCGACAAATTACAAAGTGCGGTTGAATATGTGCATAGAATTGTGCTTGAAGGTGAGCTTATCACTGAACAGAAAAAAGATGAGCTATTCACCTGTGAATTTACAGAACATGACCTCCAACAGCTCGTTTGGGCATGGTTTGCTTTATTGCGTGGCACCGAGCTTTGTCAAACGCTTCACCCTGCATTAAAACAAATTGGTTCACATTATGCAGCACCGGTGCATGATATCGCTTACGAATATTTAAGCGTGTTACGTTCAACCAATCAAATTTTAAACCGCATCACAAGCGATTTTAACATCGACCCAATGACAAACTGGCGTGTATTAAAACACTTGCGAGGCTTTAATCCAAAAGCCGTAAAAATCGACTTCTAAAACAACGGAAAATCCGACCGCACTTTTCCACAAGAAATCCGTGTGGCGGATTTTTACACCCTAAATTCACTAAATTGATTAAAAAGGAAACAAAAAATGGAAAAATTTACTGATGTATTCGCAGAAATTACACGCCCTTTAGCAAAGCTTGCCTGTGCGATTTTTATCACCTTCCTGATTGGCGGAATCTCCTATTGTTTTGCAAGCGAGCCAACAGCACTAGAACGTGAAAGAGCGAGAGTGCAGTGGATTGCTGAAAACGGTGAGTATCAAAAGAATTTAACCGAAGAAGGCGAAAAACAGGCTCGTGCTTACGTATCTATTAAACAAGCTGAAATTAATAAGGAATTGAAATGAAACTACCTTTTAAAACCAACAGCGAACTTGCCGCCAAAGAAGAGCGCAAGAAAAATTATCAATCCGCTTATGTGCTTTGGAAAAAAGCATCAAAGCTAACCGGAAAAGAGATAAATAAGCACTGGTGCATGAGCCGTGCGGAATGGTGTCAAAAAATGCACCAAGAAGAAGTGAAACTTAAAACGAGAAAAATATATGTACCGCATTAATACCTATTATGGCCATACCATTGACTACATCAAGCCAGATCCTAACGAAATTGATATTCGTGATATTGCGCATAACCTTAGCTTTGAAAACCGCTTTATTGGTCAAACTGCTGAACCTTATAGCGTAGCGCAGCACTGTGTGCTTGGTAGCTATATTTTTGAAGAAATGGGATTGCCTGAGCTTGCATTTCTTTTCCTACTGCACGATGCGGCAGAAGCATACTTGAAAGATATTCCGACTCCACTCAAACATTTGCTAAGTGAGCCTTATCGCAATATTGAAGATCGCTTTAATTTAGCAATCCACCAGCGTTTTAATGTTGAGTATAAAAAATTGCCAGCTATTAAATCTATGGATTTATCTATGCTTGCAACGGAAAAAGAACAGTTACTTCCCCCAGCATCTGTAGAGTGGCCGCAATTGAAAGGTGTCTCTCCGGCAAATATCGCAATTGTTTTTTGGCAACCACATCAAGCTGAATCAGCATATCTTGCCCAATTTAAACACTTAACTGAGATTTTAAACTATGGCGACAAGTAAGAAACCGCGTAAAAAGCACGATAAAAATGCCAACATTAAACGGCAGAGCGACAGAATATGTCGCAACTCTCTTGTGCTTTCAGTTATTGGATTAGGAAACGACGGCACAGAATGGATAAAAAATAACATTCCACAGGATAGAACAACGGCCACTGAACAAGATTTTGAACTGATGTATAACAAATCTCGACCATGGTCTTTTGTTTTTGGCGTTATTTGCCGTGATCAACTTGGAAGAGGTTATATAAAATTTGAATATCAATCTCTTGCTAACCAATTTGCATTCACTGCACCTGAGATGACAGATTACGTCAATGACAATATCAATGCCATTTTAAACGATGTAAACGAAGAGCACGTACTCTCCCCTTTCCTTATTGCATCACCAGAGAAAAAAGAGTTTACAGATGATTACATCAAAAAACTTTTAACCTGGAAGAAAGTGGAAACAACGCTCAAAACACCATTCGAAATTAAAGCATTGCGTGAAGAAGGAATGGCTGCATTACGTGAAATAGATCCAACAGATTACACAGATAAAGCAACTTGGACGATCCTTCGTAAAAATGGCTGTAATGATTTTGCCGATATGCGACTAGTTGGATTAGAGAAATATCAACACTGCAAAGGAATTGGTAAAAAACGCATTCAAAGTCTGATTGATGGCTACCACGCATTAATTAATGACGAAAAATTAATTCCAAAATTGACCGCACTTCGTGAATTTGAAACTCAAATTTATATCCACCAACAAACAATGGCCCGATTAAATCGAGCTGCACAAATGTAGGAGAACCACATGGCTAAATTTATCAAACTAACTAATACGGATGAATCAGATATTTTCATCAACGTAGAGCAAATTCAAACCATCACTAAAGATGAAAATGACACAGCTATTCAATTTGAAGATGGCATTATCTTTGTAAAAGAAACACCGGAACGAATTATTCACTCAATCCAATCTGGCGGTTCGGTTAATGAATTACCAGTTGTTGATGTTATGACTGCTAAATAAAAAACAACCGCACTTTTTATTGGAGAAAGAAAATGAAAGCATTTATAGAATGGATAATCTTTTTATTGACTGGAGCTTTCGTCATTGCGATAGCTGGAGCTGGAATAGGATTATTCCTTGGCGTAGCGTGGAAAGCGTTTTGCTGGGTGGTGTGATATGGGAAAAGTAAAAATAACTAAATCATTTCTTGTCTAGTCCTGATGTTACAGAAACATCTACAATAAGGGGGTAAACATGACTTCACCATCTTTAGCTTATCAAGATGCAATGAATGGCATTGCTATTTTATATGATGCATTATCTAATGCAGAAAATGAGTTAGATAAAATCAAAAACGCATGGATTAAGTATAACGAATGCACACCATCAAAAGATGGTTATTTTATTGTGCATTGTCCAGAGTGTGAACCATCAATAGCAATAACAAGATATGATGCCGATTTAGGCGGCTGGCTTGATTATGCTGATGACGAAATTACGCACTGGCAACCATTACCACAACCACCGGAGGAATAAATTATGGCTAAATATTTATATCGTTACGCATTGGAAAGTAACAATCCTACAAACAATGATGATGGGGATACATGGGAAGATGAAAGTCTGTGTTTTGATTATGTCGCTTTACATATCGCGAAAGAAAACGCTTATGCCTGGGATATGTTTGAAGAACCGGAACGCGAAGTTATGTATGTATGGAGAGATGGTGATTTTGAGAACAGACTGCGTTTTTTAGCTAAATTTGAAGTTATTCAACGACTTGATGTGATAGAGCTAGAGGAAGACGACGACCCGGACGATTTTTAAAATCTATTTACAGCCCATTCAAATCTCCCCTAACCCCTCTTTACGAAAGAGGGGGATATGTTAGATGAAGTGGGCTAACTAAAATAAATCGTTATAACCGCTCTTATGGGCGG